TGGGGGTGGCGACGGATCCACTACTGGAGACATAGGAGGAGGAGCTTCTGTAGATCCAGTTTCAAAAGGAGGTAGTGGAACCATGAAGTCTAACCTTGATGTCACTGATGACATGCTAAACCAATTCAATCCCAATACAGGAAAAATGAAGCCTCTCTACAGGCTTAAAAACTTTTTAGGCTTCAAGTCTGGAGGATATGTGTCTGGCAAATCTGGTATCGACCAGATCCCGGCAATGCTCAGCGAGGGAGAGTATGTTATTCGTGCAAGTAGCGCTCGTCAATTAGGCAAACCCTTGCTTGACTCAATAAATTTAGGAAAATTTAACCAAGGTGGCGCAGTTACCCCGCTCAAAGAACAATCCGAATCAACAACTTCTTCGGGTAATACAAATAATATTAATATATCAATTAATGTTGATCGATCTGGCGGACAGTCTAAAGATTCTAGCGGTCAAAATTCCGGACAAAATCCAAAAGATGCATCAGAGAATCAATCCAGAGAAAATCAATTGGCAGAAAAAGTCAAGGCGCAAGTAGTTGCGGTTATAATTGAAGAACAAAGACCTGGCGGATTACTAAGCGAGTAAAATGAGCTACTCAAATTATGAACAAACCGTTATTGTTAATTCTGTTGCGCTATCAGGAGTAACGAATGTAGAGGGAAGTTATTCAATAACTGAAACCCCAATAAAGGTGGCTGGTGTCGGATTTATAGACGCTTTTCCTGACGCTCCTCTGCAAGGAAATTTTAGAATCTCTAGAAAGATGGTTAGTCGAGATCCATTGCTTCCATTGAGTCCTGGAGGAAAATTTTTATACGACGAAAATGAAATTAGTGGTGCAATACTTTATGATAATGGATCAAAAGGTTTTGGATTTACAAAAGCAAGAATGTCTCAATATTCTGTAAGTTGTTCGGTTGGAGATATTCCTGATATAGAAACTGATCTAACTGTATATGGTGAACTTGGTAGTGGCGTATTAATTGAACCTGCTACAATCAATCATCCAGATATACAATTTCCTGATCAATCTAGTATATCTGTATCAGTTGATGATTTTACTGCTGATGCAATAAGTGATTTTTCTTATAGTAGAAGATTAAATCTTGAGCCTGTATATGCAATTCATCAAGCAGACGAAGTTGATTTTACGCAAACACTTAATATTGATATGAAAAACCTTGAGCCAGTTCAGGTAGATACTCAATATCCTATAGAAACTGATATTAATTTTACGATGATTGTTGATGAATATGAAGTAAGAGAAATTAAAGACAGAATACAAGCAGCGCCAAAAAGCAATGTAAAAATAGAAATCAGAGATAGTAAAACAAATGAAATGATCAATGCATTTACTGGTTCAAATGTTAGATTAATAAGTGAAAGTATAAATTCTTCAATTGATGGAGAAATGACTATATCTTTAACATATAAAGGTTATGAAACCTTGCATAATCCTGTGTCATGAGTAAGCCGTATTTAAGATTTGAGGATGGTAAGGTATCTTTAGGTAATAAAGATCTTATGGTTCAGTCTGCAAATTTATCTATTTCTCCAACGCTCGAGCCAGAAAGAGTATATGGTGATGTTGATATGAATATAGTCGGCGCAAAAACAGAATTTATTCATTTTGCTCCCCTAGATGGATTGAAGGGAAAATTAGATATTTCATTTATGATCACCGATGAGCTTTTTGGATATAGCAATGGCGCAAATGCAATTGATAAATTGTTCGATATAAGAGACGGAATGGGCGAAGATCCTATTCATGGAAATATTGTTGGCAGATATTTTTTTAATAATATGTATCTTACAAGTTTTAGTTTTAGCTTGGCTCCTTATCGAGTAATACAAGCAAATGCAACATATGATATATATGGTACAATATTAAAAACAGTAGATCGAAGATTTCAAGAATTAAGTATTGACCCTGCTCACGGATTAAAATCGTTTGGAAAAGTAAAAGCGAGTAACACGGAAATGTCTGCCGTTAATGGTAGACAATTTGAAGTTTCTCAAATGGATTATAGTATAACAGTGAGTAGGAAAGTTCACAATCATATTAGAGACTCCGAGCATACATCATTGTCTACTAATGCAAATGGCGTTGCTCCTCATAGAGTTTCTGTAGAAAATATAGAAGTTGAAATGATGATTGAAGCAAATGATATAGCTCAAAAACTAAGTCAATACGGCGAATATCATGGAGGAAATGCGCGTCCAGTAGAGCTCAATAGGAACTCTTCCATTGCGGCATATTTATATAGCATGAATGGAAATAGAATTGCAAAATTTCAATGCGAAGGAAAAATACAAGAACAGTCTGTAAGTTTGGGAGAAGGAAATTACTCAAAGGGTAGAATTGTTGTCAAGCAAATAGTCAAATGAGCAGAGAAAAAATAGACGAAGTCTTTGGAAGAAGAAGTCATGTAACAAATTACAGCGGTTACTTCGAGACTGGCGCAAATTATAAGCAATTTGATTTTGTATATAATACTGGAGATGGATTGTTTTATTATGCCAGAGAAGATTTAACTTTTGGTGGCGGCGTTTCGGTTACAGCATTAAATCGATATCACTTGGTTCCAGATGGCCCAAATAATGATCATTATATTGTTGATTCTTTAAATAGAACAGATGATCAAAATGCATCTTTTTATCCTGGAAATATAATTGATCTTGGAGGCTCTTCGTCTGGTGATGGTAGGTATAGAATAATTAGTATTGAAAAAGATGTTCTTGCTTTAAATAATGATCCTTCGATAACTGGTTCGGCAATCCAAGTAAGGCCCGTTTCTGAGAATTATTCTATCGAGGCTTTTGAGGAGGCATCTAGTCAATCAATTACAATATCCACAATAAATGCCGATCCATCTTTGAATCCAGACTTGTGGAGCACAGATTTGTTTTTCTTTGATGCAGATTATGGGTCAAGCGCATCTTTCAAGGCAAATAATTATAGACATCAATATGGAAATGGATACTACATTGTTCAGCCAAAATCAATCAATTCTTTAAGTTTCGAGGTTGATCTTAAATTTAAAAATCGAACAAATAGAGAAGCAAATGCAATAATACATTTTGTGGAAAATCATTTGGGCCAACTCGAAAAAGATGCCCCGAGTCCAAACTTGAGATACAAGCAAGGAATATCTGGTTTTAGGTGGGACGGCGCTTCTTCATTTCATCCATACGATACAACAGAAAATCAATCAAAAACTTTTTATTGTAACGAATTTAATCATTCTTTGAATTTTGAAAATAGTAATGATGTGTCCTTGAAAATAAGGAATTTGGATACATCTTTGTTGAGAAGAAGTGTTAGTGGTGGATGGATAGTTGGTGGAGCGGAAACATATGATCCTACTTTATTGTATGAAAAAAATGATATTGCTTTTTATACTGGAAATTTAAAACATTACTATTGGCATAGTGATTCATCTGCAAGTAACAAGCCTCCTGCTGAACAAAATGATGAATGGACTCGTAGTAGTGGAAATTATTCAGATATAAATAAAGATTACTGGACTCGCGATTTCTTTTGGAAACCCTCTTTAGGGTTACAGGTACAACAGAATCCGAGAGTAAGTGAGATTAGCGTAAGAAATGGATATACTCAAGTATATGAAGATGGAATCAATGAAAGTTTATTGAAATTAAATTTAAACTTTAATAATCGAGAGGATGATGAGGCTAGAGCAATACTTCACTTCCTTGAGCAGCATTATGGCTGCATTCCGTTTAACTTTAGTCCTCCTGCTCCGTATGAAACTACGCAAAATTTTATCTGCGAAGAATGGACTCATACTTATAATCACAAGAATAATCATAGTATTTCTGCTACATTTGAACAGTATCCATTTAATATGGATGCGGAGCAATATTCATCACTAGAAACTCCTCCTATATTGAGTCCGGGAGAGTTGATTTTTACTTCTCCGATAGCATTTTCTTTGCAAGGAGATGGAGAAGTCATAGTTCCTGGTGAAAAATGCAAAGCTAGATTAAAGCTTCAAAATATAGGTGACACAAGTGTTACATTAAATTCTGCATCTGTATCATCTACGTTTTCTATAGTAGGACAAATTGGTTCAAATGTCCCTGCTGTTCTGGAAAATATATCTTCTAGTGACTATATTTTTCAAATACCGTCTAATGGCAATTTTCCATTTAATTTGGCAGGTAGATATGCCAAGCTTAGTAGGGCATACACTCATGGTTTATCTGATGGCGGACAAATGTTTACTTTGGTTAATCAAGATCCAATAGACCCGACAAAGTTTGTTACCGATGTGGTGAATGGTGTTCCAAATACTTTTTTTCAAAATAATCGTGGTGAAATTAGATCGGGAATAAATGAGGTATCTCCGTCTGAATTTATTATTGGCGATTATGTTGTAGAGCAGTTCTTTAAAAACAACACAGTGTCTTCAATTCCTGGTGGAGATAGTGCATATATTGATATTGTATATGCAGGAGTAACTGTAGGTGATTTAAATATAAATATATCTGATGGAACTGATAATATTGTTGATGCAAGTAATAATGAAATTGTAATTTTAGGAACAAATCAATATAATAATGGTACCATTCAAATCGATAGTTCGACTGCGTACTCTCCGCAAGAAGGAATTCTAAAAGTATTCGTGGGAAATGAAAAATAATGTCTAAAGCTCAATCAAATTTTAATAAAGCATTGGTATCTTTAACTCCAGATACTTTGATAGATTTGTATGAAATTGATTTTAGTAATTTGCAGCCTAATTTTGAAATGTTTAAGGATGTACTTGGTGCAAATTTTGGTGCAGATACTGTTTATCGTTTTTGCCCAATGAAAAATTCATCTAATCCAATATATTGGCAGGGTAAGGCGTTTCAACCTCTTCCAGTTGCAATGGAAGGTTTTGAGCAACAAGGCGACGGACGCCTTCCAAGACCGAAGATTACAATTGCAAACCCTGAAGGTCTATTGTCCAAAATTGTTCATGCAAATTTTGACTTTGCGAATTGCAAGGTGACAAGAAAAAGGACATTTGCTCGTTTTTTAGATGATGATAATTTTATTGATCCAGGAACTAAAAATGATGCTGGAAAAAATCCTTTTGGCGAGGCAAATCCGAATTCGCATTATCCTGATGATGTTTTTTTTATTAATAAGAAAAGCTCAGAAAATAAAAACATTATACAGTTTGAGCTTGTATCTTCGTTGGAGCTAGAGGGAACAGAAGTTCCCGCCAGAATTGTATTGCCAAATTATTGCGGCTGGGTATATAGGTGTTCAATAGGGTGTGGATACAAGGGACTTCCTATTGAAACTGCATCAACAGAACCTTTAACAACTGGGTTTTCAAAAGAGTCTGGAAATACTGGAGCTGTAGCACCAGGTCTTTACCCTAATGGAATTGATGACGTTGATTCTTGGGATAGTTATGGAAAGAATGGTACGGAGGTTGATCCTAGGGGTTATGATTTGGGAGACGTTGTGAAAATTATTCCAAGAAATGCAGATAATCCGTACAAGTCTACTCCGTCAGTGTTTGTGTGTATTAAGGGGCATGCTTTGGCTAGCGCACACCATCCGTTTTTTGATAAAAATTTTTGGGCAAAAGATGAATGTAATAAAACTTTAGAGGCGTGCAAAAAAAGATTTTCGCCTGGCAAGTTATCTGAATATAATAAAATTGATAAAACTTATCCAGGCATAAGATTTGGAGGTTTTCCTGGAACAGATAAACATAGACCTGAAGCGGTATAGTTTTTTAAATAAAAGTCTACTTTTAAAAATTAAAGATTATGCTCATTCTTTAAAGGAAGAAGAATCTTGTGGGTTGATAATAGAATCTGATATTATTGAGTTTTTACCTTGCGAAAACTTGAGTGAGCAAAAGCATGTTCATTTTCTAATAGATAATAAAATTTTAATAGAAAATAAAGCATTATGCGTTTATCATTCTCATGTGAATAGCGGACCTTTTCCTTCTGAAATGGACAAATTGTTTTCGGATGAATTATGTATACCTTTTTTAATATATAGCTTAAGTGAAGATAGTTTTTTTGTATATGAGAATGTAGGTGTATAGATATCTAGGTATAAGGAAGTGAAGACGGTATATTTACATGGTAAATTAGGTAAACGCTTTGGCGAAAAGTGGAACCTTGCCGTGCGCACTCCTACCGAAGCTTTTCATGCCTTGGAGTCTAATAATAATGGGTTTCTTGAGTATTTAATTGATACAGAAAAAAAAGGAGTAGAATACTATATTTTTACAAAAGATCCTAAAAAGATCAATTCAAGAGAAGACCTTGTCGAACACTCAATCAATAAAGAAAAAATTGATTTAATACAAGATAAAAAAGAAATTCATATATGTCCGCGTGTTCAAGGCTCGGACCCAATCACGGCAATATTTTTTACACTGTCGTCAGCAGGAAAAATTACCGGATTGACATTAATAGGTAAGATAGTTGCTTCTGTTGCAATTGCTTTTGTTGTTGGTGCAATAATGAAGTCTCTCTTTAAGCCGCCAAAAAGAGGTGAGCCCACAACAACAAAATCTTTTTTGCTGAGGGGTTCAGAAAATAGAACAAATCAAGGGGTTGCTGTTCCGTTAGGTTACGGAAGATTAAAAATAGGTTCAACCAATATAGGCCAAAATAAAAAAACTTATAGATCTGTCAAGGAAAATGCTAATACTCTTGAATCTTATTCAGACATCGAATACATGGAATTGCTATCAGAGGGACCAATAGAAGGTTTCGTAAATATAAATGGCGGACCAATATCTGGTGGAGATATAAGAGAGGGCATATTCTTGAATAATGTACAGATAAAAAATACCGACAGTGATGGCTCTGGGGAGGGTTCGTTAAATTTTATACTAAATGAAAATGGAGAGTTGCCCGAAATACAGCTCGGTAAAGAAGAAGAGTCTAGAGTTTTATCTGCTGAAACAACCATGACTGCTGAATATGGAACAAAATTTTATGGAGCTGGGCCATATGTAAATAACCCCGAAAAGAAAGAAAGTCGAGCAGATTTTAATGACGCAATAAAAAATAATGCAAAAATACTAACTCATTTTGTGGCTAATGAGAATGTGTCAAGGGTCACATTGAATTTGGGTGTTGCCTTACAAATTCAACATGACGATGGAGGTAATGGTCCGGAATCAATATCTTTCGCAGTAAATATACTCAAGGATGATGAAGAGCATAATATATTATCTAGCTCATCCGGCTGCAAGATAAAGACTCGTAGTCAAGGGGCAGAAGTTGATATCCCTGAGTATAATTCTGATAGCCCAGGCACCGGCTTGATGAAAAACGGAGAAACTTCTTTTATTGTTAGAGGTATCGCTACTGATGAATATCAATTTGATATTGTTGTTGACTATATTCCGCCAAGAATAAAGTCAAAAGGAGTTACATTTAAATTAGTTAAATTGAGTAATGAATTGGACTCTACTGCTCGAGGTGGTACTCTCGGGGGAATTGGGAAAACTAGGGTTCTGAATTTTGTTGCTGTTACAGAGTCAGTAATTGAAAATTTGTTATATCCTCATAGTGCAATATGTAAAATAAAATTTGATAGTAAAAATTTTAGTCAAATTCCAGAGAGGTCATATCATGTAAAAATGAAAAAAATTCTTATTCCTAGTAATTATGATCCAGTTACTAGAAAATATGATGGTCCTTGGAATGGATTATTTAAAGGACAGGCTGATGCTCTAGCTTCTGTTCATTCAATAAGTGATGAGGATAAATATTGGAGCGATAATCCTGCTTGGATTTATTACGACTTATTGCATAATGCCAGATATGGGGTTGGTAAATTCGGACTTAATGAAGAAAATATTGATAAATGGCAATTATATAAAATTGCAAAATACTGTGACCAGCTCGTCGAAACAGATTACCCTTTTGAGACTAGCTCTGGTCTGCCTAGGAATTTTGAAACATTAAATTCTGAAGAGGAAAGTTTTCAAATAAAAATCGATTCTTCCGGGCATCACTTAAGTTCATCGTCTTCTTCAACAGGCGTAATTTCTAATTTTAAAGAAGAGTTCGGCGACAAGAAATCTTTTGCTGGAAAAAAGATGGCATTTTTTATATCTACAAATACACTGGGCGGAATTCGTGCGAAAAAAGACTCCGCGTTCAGAGAGGGGGAAATATTAATTGAGGAAAGGGTTATACTTTCTTCTGATTCAGAAAATCAAACAATTACTGTAAGTGGTCCTAGTTTTAAAAATTTATCCGCTACAAATTCTTCAAATATCACAGTTGGTGCGTGTGCTGTACAGTTGAATCATCCATTGGTGGAGCCAAGATTCACTGCTAATTTATATATAACAGATAGAAGTGAAGCGCTTCAGATTATAAATAATTTGGCGTCTATTTTTAGGGGAATTAGTACTTATAGCGGGGGTAAAATAGTTGCTGTGCAAGATTCATATAAGAATCCGGTTCAATTGTTTACTAATTCAAATGTAGGGGTTGAAGGATTTAATTATAATGGCGTGAGTAAGAATCAGAAGGTAACAACATCTTTGGTTCGTTATAATAATAAGGACAATAACTTCAAGCCAGACGTAATTGTAGAAGAAGATGCTGAGGCAATACAAAGATTTGGGTATAAAGAAGAAGAAACAATGGGATTTGGTATCACTTCTCAAAGCCAAGCCAGGCGTTTAGCGAAGTGGATACTTTTTACCACTCAGTTAGAAATAGAAACAGTTTCGTTTCAGGCGGGTGCAGAAGCGTCCTATTTATTTCCCGGGGCAATATTCGAAGTTTCTGATGAAGCGAGAGCGGGGAAATTAAAAAGCGGAAGGGTTTTAGATATTCAAGATAAACAATATTATACAAGAACAATAACCGATGGAAGCGGAAACCTGCAAAGTGATGGTGTTATAGAGGTAGATAATCCGTATATATTATTAGATAAAAGCCTAACAAAAGAGCCTTTTGTTTCAAGCGTAGAGCTTGTGGTTTGTGTAGGCATGTCTAATGAAACAGAAGAGAATGTATCTTTGAGGGCGCCCTTTGAGAAATCTGATAAGGATCAAGACGCAGAAATTGAGTCTATTTTTACCCCTCAAATTATAAGGTTTAATTGTCGAATTGATTATTCTGACTATGAAGGAAAAAAGGGGCCGCAGGGACAAAAATCAAGAGCAGTGGATCTGCAATTAAAGATACCCATCGAGGTAGACTTGGGTCAAAATTTATTTGTGTCTTTTAATCATAATTTTGATAATGGCGATAGGGTTGCATTTGATTCGAGTGGCATTCTTCCTGGAGGGTTGGACCCCTTGAGGTATGATGAGCGAGCATATTATATAATTAATGTTACGAAGCACACTTTTCAGGTGTCTGAAACTTCATCTGGGCCAGCAGTTGAGGTTTATAATAATGGGTTTGATGTCCTTGGGAACGAAGGAGGGCTGCATTATGTTATCCCTGAAGACGAGCAAAGAACCAAAGAGGCGTTGGATCAAATCAGTATTGGATCTACATGGTCTGCCAAAGGCGTTGTTGCTTTAAGCTCGGGTTCTGGTTTGAGCGCAACAGAGCAACAGGTCTTAGGGGTTTCTGAGAATTTTCAAGCTGGATGGCAAAGCTCTGATTGGCTGGGATTCATAAATGTATTTGGACGTTGGATCTATGTGGCGAACTTTGGGTATATTTATTTTTCCGAAGATTATATCAATAATCAAACTAATGATATTTGGTTTTATCATAGTTCTAGTAAAAATACTACAGATGGTAGCATGGGTTGGATTTTTACTATAGACAATATAAAGGATGAATTTTGGTTTTTTTATGATATTCATAAAAATTCATCTACTGCTAGCGGGTGGGCCAGCCCGCTTTATAATGATTTTGGTACTATGGTTGAATTATTTATTTGGGACAGTGATACATCGAAGTCGGTTGGTCAAAAATACTCAATTAAGAATGCGAAGTATACTATTGTGCAGGTCGTTTCTGGAGTTGGATATTATATTGCTCTTCAGCAAGAAGTTACTACGAGGCAAGGTAAGGTGTCGACATCTTCTGCTCCGCCAAGCGCATCAACAACAAATCCATATCAAAGATTGGAAAGTCATCCCGATTCTAAAAATATAAATATATCTTCTTATTCTGTCGTCTCCGCAAACGACGCAAAACAAAATGAGCAATCTATTAGAATTACTTTGGATTCATCTAGTAATGTAGAAATTCCAGATGGGCAATTAGTATATATTAATGGCGCTTCAGGAACGGGCGCTTCTGCAATAAATAATTCCTATACCTACAGTGGAAATAAATGGACTACTACTCCGCCAAAATGGAGGTTGATTAAAATATCAAAATCAGTTTTTGAATTGGTTAATTCTTCATCAGCTGCGTCGACAAGTGGGTTCTCTGTTACTGGGGGAAATATACTCTTTGTTCAAAAACCTGTGGATGGAAGCTCTTCTATTCTTGAGGGGCAATTATTTAGAACTATGAGTGTAAAAGAAATGGATGAAAATAAATATGAGGTTACTGGTTTAGAATATGTTCAAGCTAAATTCGATTCAG